CACATCACGAAACGCTTTACCAAACAAAGCAAACGTCAGCGCGTCCAGAATAGTCGACTTGCCCTCACCATTCTTTCCAGTGATTAAAGTCGATGTGTGTTGATTGAGTTCAATTGTATTAGATACGTTTCCTGTGCTTAGGAAATTCTTATAGGTTATCTTCTTAAATGTCAGCATCTATTATTCCACCACCTCAATGTTTATCGCCTCCACATACAACGATTTCATAAACGATTTGATCTTTTCTTTGTCTGCATCAGTCTCAATAGAGTCGATGTAGTTGGACAGGACGTCCATTGTGTCTTCGAGATTAATATCTTCGCTGATTGTCCCGTCATTAAACTCTGACAAGTCTTCAACGATCTTAATTTCATAAGCACCCTTACTATACAACTTCTGCACGTATTGGTCAAATTTATATAAGTCATTCTTATTGGTCACAACGAGTTTGATAAACAGATCTTGAATATCAAGCGCATCGAGATCTACAAGAGGAAGGGTATCATCATATCCTATCCTATAGAATATCGCGTTTGGGTTCTGGAAGAATTGAAGCGAGCGATCTTCTGTATTGAATAAGTGGTATCCTTTTGGATCGTTATGATCCTGCCACGTCATCTCGCATGGGGTGCCAACGTATGTAATGTTGCCCTTCTTTGACCGAGTGTGATAGTGACCTGAACACACCAATTCATACTTCTCGAACATCGCAGCAGACATTCCTTCGTATGATTCCATGCCACGATACATTGCAAACCCCGCAATCTCAAAATGACCAAAACAAATATCAGACTTGCTTGAGTTGATAAACTCTACCACTTCTTTTTCGTTGTCGCGACAGATCCATGGCACAAGGTCTATAGACGTACCATCGACCTCTACTGTGGTTGGTTTGTCATAAATCTTGATGTTGGTTGATTGGAAGTTAATGTACTTACGACGGTCAAACAAATCACCTAACTGGAACACATCTGTTATACCAGCGCCGACAAGGTCTGTAATCATTCGATCATAGAACTTATCAAAGTGGCCATGAAATATACTTAGGTCATTCCGTACGCCAAAGTGAGTATCACCTAGAATGCAAAACCTCATCGTGGAAATTCCCAATTAGGAGGGCCCTCTTCTACCTCATCGTGAACTATATCATCAGAGTCAATAATATCATCCAATGTAGCCGTTTTCTTTCTTTTGATTTTGGCTTTTGCTTTGCGGTCATCATCTTTTGCGATGATGTCGTTGTACACACCATTAGCTCTCATAAAATCAACATAAGAAGAGGCATATTCTCCGTCACTATCTTGATATTGAAGATCAAACTCGTCAAACGGCATTTGCATGATGATCTTGCCCTTGATCAGCGTCTGCTTCTTCTCTTTTTGGATACGACGTATGAACGCGTACCATATAATCTGGGTGAAGTAGGCGAATGGATTGCTGGACTTTGCAGGATCGAAATTATCGAAGTACATTAGACAGTTTTCAATACCGTCACTGATCATCTCTTCACGGTATGTGTAGTTGATGAAGTTTGGTTTGTATGATAATCGGTTGGCAATCAGGAGGATACACTTTCCAATGTACTCGGAAATTTGCGGCTTATCTTTGCCGGCGTCTTTGTATTCTTTGGCTTTTACTTTGTATTCTTTGATTGCGCGCAGGAAGTCAGGGTTGTTTACATAATTTACGGGCATATTGTTCTCTCATAGTTAAATTTATCCACTAAGGCTAGTATAGCAGATTCAATGTATTAAGTCAACTTTTTCTGTTCATTATATGTGACCTAAAATAAAGTTGACCTTTGAAAAGACTTGTAGTATAATAGACAGTGTCGCCTTTCAAGAATTTTAAATTAATGCTTGGTAACATTACCGCTAATATAATTAATTGGAAGTGTAGTTTCTGCTGCTTCCGCTTCATCCCCTTGCAAGGATGCAACAGTATTATGGTTGCTGACCATGCGCATGAAGTTTTCGGAGATCACTTGATTTGCTGTAACGAGGAACAAGAGATCGTTACGGTGGAATTCAAAGTACTTCTCATCAGATAATGAGCAATACGGGATCATTGCGATGTTGTTTGATTCGCGGTTGAATCGGATGTAATAGGGATGTTCGGTTTTAACGACGCCGTTGATTTCGCCGTTAAGGATTGCCAGAAGATCATCTCCTGCCTTGGTTCTTATTACTATTACACAATCAGCAATCATAGATCCACCTCCAGTAATTTGATTGGGAACTGCTCCTCTGAGTATATTTTGCAACGCTCGGCACCATGTTTCAGCGTGTGGTTCTTCCAAGACTTCCAATGAAGGTCATCTGTCAGATCGAACAGGTTACAATGTGTCTTGTTATTATTTATGCGAAGTCCACGTCCGATAGATTGAAGAACTCGAATAACAGACTTAGTTGGAGAAGTGAAGATTATGTTCTCAATCGAGGGAATATTGATACCAGTTGAAGTTGTACCATAAGAAGCAATCACAATTGCATTATCCTGGATTGATAATATATTACGGATTGCTTCCCGCTCAATAACATCTACCCCTCCATGAATAAAATACACAGGCCGGTCTCCGGCCTTTTCTTTTATCATCTCATACAGAGGCGTACCATGCTTCTCCACATACTGGAACAACACCAGAGTGTTCCCTTTGCATGCTACAGCAAGGTTGCGGATGAATCTATTTCGCTTGGAGTTGGTAACGATGAAATCAACTTCGTCTTGATATTCCATCTTGTTACATTGCTTCCGTACCTCTTCGGGGTACTTTAGGATCAACGCTTTAATTTTAAGCAGGGCGAGCTTGCCGTCTTTTTGTAATTTGTTGGTAGTGGTTACTTTGTATACTCGCCCGAAGATTCCTTCAAGCACAAGGCGGTTAATTTTCTTATCATCAAGAGATCCTGTCGTGCCAAGCTTATACTGGACATCAGTCATCTTCTCCATAATAGTAGTGAGGCTCTTTGCTTTGAATTGATGAGCCTCATCCCCAATTACAACATCAAACTGATCGAACCACTTCTTTGGTAATGTATAGATCGACTGCCACGTTGTGAATAGGATGTTAGATTGGAAGTCTTTTGAGAATCCAGAATATAGTTTTTGACAGTGGTCGCTAACACTCCAACCGTTGTGGGAAGAGTAATCCTCGAAGTCTGCATACATCTGCTCGACAAGAGATGTAGTTGGCACTACTACGAGGATCTTTTTGTTCTCTTCCAATAGCCAACGGCTGATAGTGTAAATGATGAGAGACTTGCCAGAACCAGTGGGACTAAGCAACACGTTACGCCGATTGGTGAGGGCCGTATGCACAGCATCCAACTGATAATCGCGAATCTCAATCGGGTCGCCACGACCGTAAAGATTGAGTGATTTTGTGAATTCTTCAACTTGTTCAAATGTGATATCGCTTTCCGGTACAATTTCGTTTATTAGATCAAGGGTGTGTTCGTTATCTTCGGCAAACTTTGCAAGGTAATTGAAAAGTCCCACATAGAGCGTTTTACGAATGGCATCCGCCAAGCGTACTTTTCCATCCCAGAGACGTGCCCTAAATTGAGGGGTAAACTTTGCACCAGGGAAGTCGTATGTGAAGTAATCGACAATCTCTGCCTCTACTCCCATATCTTCACAATACCAGCGAAGATGAACCTCGTTAAGCTTTTCAATACGAATAATTGCCATTACATCCCTGCTAAAAACTGCTTCCACTTAATGCCATTAGATAGCTGGAAGTCTCTTTGTTTGATTTGTGACATGATCGATTCCAAAGCATACACCATTGTATTAATGTACTCTGTGCGAACTAGAATAAGAGATAGATCTTCGTCCCCTTTAAGGAACTCATCCATCTCTGCTTTGAGGGGTTTGTTATATTGGTACTGCTCCCAACCATAGTGAGTAAGCTCATCTTTAGTCATCTCACCGCGATAGTAAGTGATCTTTGCTTTACGTAAAGCATTGTAATCGATATCGAGTTTGGTCTTTTTGAGCTTTGCCTCAACTAGGATTCTTAGATATTTGGCGTGGAGCTTTGCTGTGGCGGTAGAGGCTTCGCCGAGGTGGTGGTTGTCGATGTTACTGTCAGTGTCCCAAATTTCAAGAATTTGTTCTAGTTTCATAATATAGCCTTTCGGGGTTATTCAAATTTATAATAAGAGTATGCGAATGTAACTTGTCCAGCAATGTAAGTTGTATCCTGTGAGGTTGATTGTAACTGAACGCTGCCTAACGATACAGGGAACATATCAACAAACCGAATTGTTCTAACAGGTGTATTTGATGACCCAAGTATCTGTAGGATACCATCTGATACAGCAGCGGCTGCATTGTTGTTATTCAGTGCATCTGTTCTTGTAGATACAAATTTAGCATATTGATCCCACGACTCGGGGAATCCCATACCAACAATCCAATCGTGAACTGCAATATAGTTGTCCATATTTTCGTCAACAAGGAACTGCAATTGCAAATCACCATACACAGGCTTATCACCCGGAAAGCGAATATTAACCAAAGGTGTGGACGTTTCAGCTGATGGTAATCCAAAATCTGGAATGTTTACTTCCTGACAGAAGAAGCTAATCTCAGGCAATTTTTGAATACCGAACATAAACCCGTTACTTTGTAGTGGGTTGATATTACTTGGTAGTGGGCACGATAATGTTTGCATATGTATACCTTACATGATTATTGATTAATTGGCAACTTTTAGATATAGGGCACCGCGTGACCTTCAAGAACCATCATTGAACTCACGTCTGTTTCCCATTGAGTA